GCAACGCGAGTGTATCCGGTGACGCAGATATTATATGGTGCTCTAAAATCGGCTTAAGGCTTGATACTACAACAGCATTTATTGAAAAAGATGGGGGAGTAAAAATAGTATGCGGGTGTTTTTGCGGCATGCTTAATGAGTTTGAACGAAAGGTTGAAGAAACGCATGGTGATAATATCTACGGAAAAGAGTATAAGGCCTTTATAGAACTGATTAAAATTCATTTTGGCAAGGTTTAAGAGAAACGCGGATTATGCAGCCGGAAGGATAAAAGCCTATGGGTTGAAGGAGTTAGAGATATGTACGAGGTAGTATTGGAAACACAAAGAATAAAGGTAAAGGATTTCGACGCGGCAGCGGAATTATGCGCGGCATTGGACAAGCTCGGAGTGGAAGTGGAATATATGGACGAGGAAGAGGAAAGCGAAGAGGCGGTAGAAGAAAACAGCAATATGTATATGGGATACCGTATAAAAGTTTAAGAGCCTAGTTATTTTGTAAAATTCTTAAACAAAAAAGGAGAAAAAGATATGAAAACCACCACAGAAACGATTTATACTTGTGAAAAGTGCGGCAATATGTTTTTCTTTGAAGACGCATGCAGAGCGCACGAGCAAGAATGCGACGGGGTAGCGCGAGGAAGACGCTTAGCGAATGAACTGACGAGCGTATTGAAGCGAATTAAATTTGATGAAAACATGGACGTTCAAACGCCGGAGGGGAATAGCGCGCTCGAAGCGGTGTACGATAAAGAAACGCGGAAGATCGTCATAATAAGCTTTTAGGAAAGGAGCGGAAGCATGGGAAATTATTTTGAAGAATTAAATGCGGTAAACGTAAACGACAAAACGGAACAGAAGAACGGACTGACGTATTTAGCCTGGGCATACGCATGGGGAGAAGTAAAAAAGAGATACCCGGAGGCGAGCTATGTAATTTATGAGAACGCGCAAGGGTGGAATTATCATACGGACGGACGCACGTGCTGGGTGAAAACGGGGGTAAGCATAGAAGGCATCGAGCATATCGAGGAGCTGCCGGTCATGAATAACAGAAACCAGTCGATACCGTTAGAAAACGTGACGAGCTGCGACGTGAATAAGGCGATACAAAGAAGTCTGACCAAAGCGTGCGCTCGGCACGGGTTGGGATTATATATCTATGCGGGCGAGGATTTACCGGAAAACGAAAAAGAAGAGGAAGAAAATATCACGATTCCCGCGCAGAAAACGGCGGAGGAAAGATCGGTAGCAAGCGATGTGAGGATAGCGGAGAGCGGAAGGAAGCTGACGGTAAAACAGCATCAGCTGGCGAGCAAGTGTCCCAACGACAGGATAATAATGTTTATGAATGCAATACCTGCAAAGAGCTATGACGAGCTGACGGAGCAGCAATACAGCGATCTGATAGCAATGGTAAAGGCGTATAAGCCGGCTAAGGACTAAGCAATGGAAATAATCGACGGCAGAATTACGGACTATGACGAGCGCGGAGAAATGGTAATAAGGGCGCATTACGAAAATATCTCCGCGCTGGCGCGATGCAGATATAAGGAATGTCGGATAGTATTACAGGACAGTCGGAGAATAACGAACGAGCAGAGAAGAAGAGCATATGCGCTGCTGGAGGAAATAACGGAGTACATGGGAGAAATGCCGGAATATGTAAAAAGACTGTTTAAGCTGAAATACATACATGACGAGTTAAAGGGAATGGCAGAGGGGATATTCAGTTTATCCGACTGCGACGTGACGCTGGCGAGGGACTTTATAACATATCTGACGGACTTTATACTGGCGCATGAGATACCGACGCGGGTACCGCTGAGAGAGCTGTGCGAGGACGTGGGAAAATATGTATATTCCTGTCTTATGCACAAAAGGTGCGCGGTGTGCGGAAGAAAAGCCGAGTTGCATCACGTGGACGCGGTGGGCATGGGCAGAGACAGAACGGAAATAGAGCACGAGGGGATGAGAGCGCTGCCGCTATGCCGCGAGCACCATACGGAAGCGCATACGTCCGGCAAGAGCGAGTTTTTGGAAAAGTACCATTTACAGGCAGTTAAGCTGGATAAAGAGCTTTGCGGAAAGTGGCGACTTAAGGCAAAAAACAAAGAGGTGGAGCTGTAAGAAAAAACGCTATCCGATTGGACAGCGTAAATTATAAGATTTTTATTTTTGTCACGGCTTACTCATTGATATCGATAATAAATTGTTTCTTGCTATCGTTGGTTTCCGCGACGATTTTGCAATCTAAAATTTTAGCAATTTTTACGAGCTCATCAGCTCCGAAATTATCACGATATAGCTTATTACTCATAGATTGCGGTATTATACCGATAGCGTCAGCTAAATCCTTAACTGTTATATTTCGCTCAATCATTAACTGTTTTATAGTTTTTGCTCCAGCCATAATTAATCACCTCACAAAACTATCATAGCATATTTGATTATATTTTGTCAATTTATAATTAAAAAATAATCAAAAAATATTAAAAAACGCTTGACTATATAATCAAAATTGAGTATAATATAATCGTAAGGTTGAGAAAGACCTTGCGAAAATCTAAAAAGGCAGGTAAAGGAATATGGAAAAAGAGTTGCGGAGCGACGAGTTAGTCCGAATAATAAACGAACTTCGGGCTAGAAATTGGAGTGATACCGAGATACTTGAATTTCTATTAGTAATAGAAACGAGTTAATCGGAATGTGAGGCAGTAAAAAAGCCGCCCAACGGTAGTATGGAAGGACGGCGAAAAGGTACGAGGGGCAAACAACCTGCCTAAGCCCCTCGACCCTCTAATTATACGGCAGGCAGTTAAAAAAGTCAAATAAATTGGAGTATTTAAAAAATGGATTTATATTTGCTGTTGATAATGTTGTACGACATAATCGGAGAAGATAAAATTAAACCGCTTGTAGGGAAAGTGCAAAGTTTATTAAACGAGGAGGGACAGGCAAATGCTTAAAGAAAAAGCTGAAAATAACACGGAGTTTTTATATTATTTTATCGCGGCGTTATTGCAGGAAATGCCTTATGAAACCGGCGAAAAGTTGTTAGACATTGTAGAAAATTATTTGGATACGACGGATGAAAAGTTGTGCGGAGATAATCCGAGGGTTGCATAAAAATTGAGGAGGAATAAAAAATGTTAAATTGTGAGAAGGAAACGATAATACTTTTTAATGAAGAGGAAAGCGTTGTAAATATTTATACATACAACGCGCCGATGAAGCGCAAGCTGGCGAATTATGCCGCGGCATATCCGGAGCTTTGCAGGTTGGTCAGTAAAGACAAAACCGGAGTGGTTACTTATGACGTTGAAAAGTCCCGGCTGTCAGTAAATTTCAAACGTCCGATAACTGAAGAGGTCCGCAAAAACAGACGGGAAATAGGTAAAAGAAACATTCAACACTTAAACCGCAATTAAAATGCGATTTTGCACCTTACACACCGTTAAACTTGACGTGTTTCTCAAACATAAATATCTCAGCCGATAAAACAGTCGATTGAGACGTTACGTTTGAGAAAGACCGAGTAAATGCCTATAAAAAAATACAAAATTATAATGGAGAAATAATTATGGCTGAAAGAAGAATGTTTGCAGAAACAGTAGTCACTAGTGATGCCTTCCTTGATATGCCCTTATCGACACAGGCTCTATATTTCATGCTTGGTATGTACGCTGACGATGAGGGATTTGTGAACAGCCCGAAAAGTCTTGTACGACTAATAGGCGCATCGACAGATGACTTGGAAATCTTAATATTAAAAAATTTTATCATTCGTTATGAAAGTGGTGTAGTCTTTATCAAGCATTGTTTTCCCGCCAATGTTTGAGTAACTAATAGACTAGTTAAACGATTACAAAAATAGAGAGGTATAACAATGGACTATGCAATTATTCCTGCAAATGTAAGGTACGATAAATCAATAGCTATGGGGGCGAGATTGTTGTACGGCGAGATAGCCGCGCTTTGCGTCGAAAAAGGTTTTTGTTGTGCAACAAACAAATATTTTTCTACTCTGTATGAAGTTACTGAAAAAACTATAAAGGATTGGCTTTCTGCGTTAGTGCAAAATGGATATTTATACAGAGAAATTCAGTATGAAGCAGACGGGAAAACAGTGGCTAGAAGAATCTTAAGAATTGATCAGATTAACATTTCTGATTTTCCCGAGGTAGGAATCAAAACGTGCTCTCCTAGTGAAGAAATTGTTACATATAATAATATAGATAATATAAATATATTAAATAATAATATAAATAATAATAAAATAAATAAAAATAATATATCTATATCTAATATAGATAATATATCTAATAATTTAGATATATTTATACCTGATAATATAAATATATTAAATAATAATTTTATATCTAATATTGATAAAGATAAAGTATCAAAGGAAGAAATAGAAAATTACTTTAAATATATTTACGAACTATATCCTCGTAAGGTAAGTAAAGTGCAAGGCAAAAACACTTTTATTAAGAAATTGCAAGGTATTAGGAAAGAAGATGCCCGTAAAAAAGCCGCAGAGATTTATCAGCTTTTAGAAAGGTATAACGAAGCATGGAAAAGAGAGAATGACGGGGAAGGAAGAAAACTCGAATATATACCGTACTTTTCAACATGGCTTAATTCTAACGTAGAAGACAGCGATAAACAATGAAGATTGAACAATATTATGACATAACTCAAATACCTTATGAGAGAGTAAGTCAAGAACGCATATTAACAGGCTTTAACGATCTGGATTACTATACGAAAGGGTTAAGCGTAGGAGTAACGCTTTTAGTAGCCAATACAAACGCAGGTAAAAGTACGTTAGTCCAATGTATTTTAAAAAAAGCTATTGATCAAGGATATAGGGCTTGGGTATTTTCAGGAGAACATACGGCGCAAAGTTTTTTACAGCTTATGTATCATCAAAACAGCGAGAAAAAAGATTATGTTGCTATTCGTTATAAGGATACAAACATAATAGATTGGTATGTAACTGAAGAAAAAGAAAGGGAGCTAAAAGCAAAGTTTGCTGATAAAATCTTTATTTATTCTAATAAAGCAAAACGTGATATAGGTACTATGCTAGAAAGCATGATTGCGTGCTATAAAGAACGTGGGACAAGGTTTTTTTTAGTCGATAACATGATCTCGATAGATAATATCTCAAGCAATGTATTTGCTGAGCAAACGCGTATTACCGAGGCTATAAGAACGTTTGCGCTGAATTATAAAGTAATAGTATTACTAGTGGCTCATCAACGGAAAAATGCAGAAAAAGGCGGCTTTCTAATCGATATTCAAGATGTTGCTGGCTCCTTAAACATAAGCAATAAAGCTTACAACGTAATAGCTCAGTATAGAGTAGATATGTTGTCAACCGATGGCAAAGATTATGAGCGCTTAAAAGGACAGGTTGCGAAGTGCGGTTTTGATTTGAAACAATGCGACGGCGTTTTACAAGTATTAAAGACCAAAGGCAATGGTTGCGGTTTTGTTGGCATTAAGTATGACCGTGAAAAAAAGACATACTTGCAAGCTAATAAAATTTCCAAAACTGAAGCGGACAAGCTGTTTGCTAAATCTGAAAAGCTGTATAAAACGATTTTAGATTTAGAGCCTATAGAAGACGGTAATTTACCGTTTTAAAAATGGTGAACGATATGGAAGATATAGATAAATTACTTGCACAAATACATTCAGAAAGGATATCATGCCGGAAACGAGCTAGTTGTTTTAGAAATTTAAGTGGAAAAAACGTTTATACAATGTTTCGGATCTGGTGCGACGCATATTATAGCCGTGAAAAAGTGAAAGATGTTAAATTATTCGGAAAGTATCTGAAAGAAGAAGGTATTGAACTGACGTTTTGGCAACTAAAATATTTGGCGGAAAAATACTTTGGATATAAGTACAAATATGATGTTAAAACTGAGAAATGGACGATTGAAAAAACAGTAAATTAACTTTGATTTTATTTAAAGGAGAGGAGAGAAATGAATAAGAGTATAATAATAGGACGGATGACGAAGGACGCGGAGATATATACGACAAGCGGCGGGATAAGGCTGACGAGATTCAGCATTGCGGTAACGCGAGATTATGCAGATTCAAACGGGGACAAACAGACGGATTTTTTCAACTGCACAGCATGGCGCGGACTTGCCGAAGCGATAGTAAAGTACGTCAGGAAAGGCGATCGGATAGCGATAGTGGGCGAGCTTCAAAACCGCAGTTATGAGGATAAGGCAGGGGTTAAGCGCACTGTAACGGAAATATTGGTGCAGGAGGTAGAATTTTTGGGGAATAAACAGGTGTCGGAGGACAAGCCCGGAGAGACGGCGTACAAGCCGCAGAAGGAAGGAGTATCTCTCGATACTCTGAAACCTATATCGGTAGCTGACGACGATTTGCCGTTTTAAGGAGCAAATATGAAATGCGAGTGCGGAGAAAAGCTAGGGTATGCGGTAACGCCGTTTATGACGACGGAAAAGAGAGTATGCCCGGGATGTAAGAAAGCGCATTATATAGAGGACAAGCCTATAGACTGGGCAAGAGTATTCAAAGAGGGGCGAAGAAATGAACAAAAAGCAACAGATAGAAGAGATGACAAAAATAATCAATGAGTTATATTGGGTGTATGATACGGAGGAGAAAGATATAGCCGAAGCTCTTTATGCAGCAGGATACCGAAAGGGGGATGAGGTAAAGCGAGAAGCGATAAAAGAGTTTGCAAAAAGGCTGAAATCGGAAGCGGTTGAAAGTAGCGATATGTATACTTGCGGTATGGCAGTTACTGTAAGCGCTATTGAAAAACTTGTCAAGGAGTATTTGGGGATGAAGAAAAAAACGAGAGATATTTTAGAAAAATTTGCGCGCTATTACAGCGAAGTTGATCTGAAACGTCTTACAAATATCTTGAATAAAATCGCAAAGGGTACGGCGCTTGAGATATACGGGCTGATGACGGGTGAATTTGAGCCGTATATCGACGGAAGCATAGCAAAGGAAATCGTAGAGAGATTCGGAGTGGAGATTGAGAAATGAAGCTATGGCAATACATACTTTTTGCAGGGATATTTATAATCCCGATAGCGATAGCCTATGTCATAGCGCATTTTGACGACAGAGACTAAAGGGGGAGGCTATGACGTTTGAAGAGGCGAAAAGGCTGCTTATAGATTTGCGCGCGGCAAGGCGGCGTGCTAATGCAATAAAGAATCGTATCGCGGACCTTGAGGGCGACAGAGACAGCATACAATCTGCTCTGGCGGGCGGAATGCCGCATGGGAACGCGTTTTACTCCCGCGTCGAGAGTTTGGCTGTAAAGATAGAAACAGAGCGTGAAAAGCATATGGCGGCCTTGCAGGCGTATTTCGATATTGAAGATAAGCTGGCGGCGGCGGTGGGATTATTGGAGCCTGTCGAGCAGGATATAATCATCGGCTGCTATATGGACGGTAAGCCGAACTGGAAAGTTGCGGAAGATGTCGGGTATGAAGTACGTCATCTTATACGACGGAAGAATAAGGCAATACAAAATTTATCTGACAAAATATAAAATGTCACTCCATGTCACCTTTTTATATGTTAAAATGGTAGTGTAAAAATATGGGCACTATCTTGACATGGTTGAATAAACATGATAAACTAAAGATAGTGCCTTTTCTATTGGGGAGGAGGCACGAATGGCGGAGAAGAAGGGTGGCGGCGGAAAGCTACAAGAATATGATGATAGCACGGGACAATATGGCGGAAGCAGTCAGGAAACAGCGGCGCAAATGTCCAAGAGATTGCGGCAGGAGATTCCAAAAGACAAGCTGACCATTATTGACGCAATTCGTAAGTATTCGGACGAGCCGGCAAGAGATTTTGCGGAATACGGGCTGTCAGATGGTTTGCGAAAATCTGACGGCAGGCGCGAAGACGGACTATCTGCAAGCGATGAAAAGACAACGAAGGAATTTGTAGACGCTTTGTCACAGGCAAAAGACATAATTAACCCCGAAAACGCATGGCGAGTAAGCTCTCCGGCGGCGAAAGAATTTGACGAGGAACACCCGAATGCGAAAAAATATGTTACCAAAGGCGGCAGTACGATTGCGATAACTCCTGACGGGGATATTGTAGGTGTGTGCAAGAAACCGGGCGACACGGTAAACGGTTCAGATATGCTCGCATTTGCTGTGAAAAACGGCGGAAAGAAGTTAGATGCATTCAGCAAGTTGTGGCGGTTCTATTCTAAAAACGGCTTTGAACCTGTCAGCTGGACGCCGTTTGATGAGCAATATGCACCGTCCGGATGGGATGCGCAACGGGATGAAAAAGAGCCTGTTATTTTTTGGAAATATACGGGGAAATATACTGCATACAAAAGTAGTGACGAATTTTTGAACAATGTGGCACCAAGTAAAAGTTACGATGACGCTAAACGAAAAAGGGATGCGGAGGTCAAAGCATGAGTTATCAAGAAACAAAATATGACCGTATGGACAATACAAATACCTCTTATGAGGATTTCAAGAAGGCATGCTATGCACTTGCCCAACAAGAGCCTGATGTGGACTACGCATTAGAGGGATTAGAGGATGAAGCTGAACTGCGGTGTTTATATAATCATAAGACAAGCGTGGCAAGTGTTGTTTACTTAATGTGCATGTGATATAGGATATGCCGTAAATCACATTAAGTAATTTTAGAGGAGATTGTATAATGGAAGAGAAAAAGAATACACCAAATTTACAATATAAAAAGGGAAGTATTTATGAACGTTGGGACAGCGACGAAGATGATTTTATTCAAAGTTTTATGAACTTAACACCACGTTCATCGAATAAACGCACCGATGACGATGAAGAGGGTAATGTCCATGAAAAATGATAAATCGGACAGCTAACCGATTACGAAGCACAAAGATACAACAATAGCACCAAAGCACCGCACCACGGTGCTTTTTTTCATGAAAAAAAGGAGGTTGAGCCATGTGGCGTTAAACGAGAAACAGAAAGCATTTGCAGAGCATTATGCCGCATGTTTCAATGCAGCTGAGGCGGCGAGAAAGGCGGGTTACAGCGAAAAAACGGCACGAGCAATAGGGCAGAGATTGTTGACAAATGTTGACATTCAAAAATATTTACAAAAGATAAAAGAAAACGCGAAATCGAGCCGTATTGCGACGATAGACGAAGTATTGACTTATTTGTCCGACACAATGCGGAATACGGATGAACAGACGAAAGAGCGGACGAAAGCAGCGCAGCTATTGCGGGAGGCGTTAGGCGACGCAAAAGCGGAAGCGTCCGGCAATGAATTGCGGATAGTCATAGACAGACAGGTACGTAATCTGTCGTTAAACAAGGAGCAGAACGGTGGAGATAACATATAATCCAATCATACCGCAGAATTTTATGCCGCTGTTACGCAGTACCGAGGAGAACGGCACACATCGGTTTGTCGTCCGGGGCGGCCGGTATAGCGGTAAGACGACAACGATAATTGAGGATGCGCTTGAAGGATATATTACGATTAAAGGAGCTAATATTGTTTTCGCTCGTGCCGACGATTGTGATTTTCGTAAAACAACATTTGCCAGTGTCAAGAAAGCGCTGCACAAGTTTGGTATAGCGGAGCATTGCGACATCCCGAAACGTGTGGGAGACATCGTATTTCGTCCTAACGGAAATATCATACGTTTTATTGCTACCGGTGGTGACGAGCATAGAACTAAAGGCTTGGATTTTGAACAAGGCTATGTACATCGTTTCATCCATGACGAGGCGCAGGAGCTGTCAGAGGACTTCGAGGTAAAGGGAGCGGAAAAGACATTGCTGCGGTTAATGGGACCTACGACTAAATGGTTGTATATATACAATCCTCCGCCGTCGCGTGGCGAGTTTGCAAACGTTTATTTTCCTGCTCAAGTACGTGCCGGACGCGCAATAGAGATATATTCATCATGGGAAGACATTTACGATTTGCTTGATAAAGAAGTGGTTGATGAAATATTGAAAGATAAAGCGCAGGATTTGAATTATTATCTGTACGAGTACATGGGAGAAGTAACGGCAAGCCGCGGATTGATATATCCTCAGTTGCGCAGGGACAAGCATTTCGTCAATATATATACACTTTTGGCGCGTGGCGATAGAGTAAGCGAGCTGGTGTTAGGAGTAGATGAGGGAACGATATATGACAGTACGTGCGTTACGGCATTAGCTATATTGTATTCCGGCAGAGCGGTTGTTCTTGATTGTTTTGAAAAGGATCCTGTTGAGACGGGAGGACACGCGCCGACAGAACAAACGCGGGCTATTATCGAATACAGAAATAAACTTTTGAATACGTTTCCGTTTTTACATACAGTTTCACGGCATTGGATATTTGACTGCGCGGAAGCCGGACAGGCGCTTATGCTTCAAATGCAGACGGATACAAACGGATTTGAAGAATGTCTGCCAATGTTTCAGAAATCCATAATGGGCGATATAAAGCGGGTAAGGAGTATGCTGAATGACGGCATACTCCTTTTCCATGTCGCTGAAAATGTCAATACGATAACGCTGGTAGAGGACATGGAGTCGTATATCGGCGATGAGAAAACCGGATTACCTAAAAAAGGGCAAAGAGACGATACTATCGATAGTTTGGAATATGCGACTAAGCTGTATTATGACAGACCTATAATTACTAAATAAGGAGATAAACCGAATATGAAAGAAGCTCAAGCTAATACGGCGGTAATCAATGCGCCGAGCCGTAGATTATTCAGGCCGATGTTCAGAGCGCGTTGGCAGAATATGCAAAATATTATTAACGAAAGTGCGTTTAAAGAAATGATACCGGAGCCGTATGTCAGCTACTATATTGCGTATATCGAGCAATGTATTCATTGGTCACGGGGCTTTGTACCTATGCTGCACAGGTCGGATTTTTTTTCGACCGGAATGGGCTACACTGTATGTGAGATTTTTACGCGCGAATGTATGTCCGGAGGATATAGGTTTGAAAGCGTTAATTCGGACCTGAAGCGATTTATCGAAAATTGGGCGAAGGAAGACGATTTCGATTCGGACCTTGCTCAGATGTTTTGGAACTCGAATTCCGGTGGGAATTGTCTTTTGGTATTGACGCCTGTTGACGGGGATGTATATGTAAGCGCATATCCTATAAACAGATGCTTTTTCCAAATAGGCAGGCGGGGTAATGTTACACAGGCAACTTTGCTCAATAGATTTGTTGCAGGCAGCGACGCTTATTATGCTCGTGAATGCAGGCTGTATGTTGACGGGGAAGCCTATTATCGGGTAAGCCTGGGGAGGGGTACTCTTATAACTTCGCCTGTTTGGAACTCATCCAAGCTTAAAGAGGTGCCGGAAAAAATTTATATGCAATGGAGATATACTTACGGAGATATAAAACCTGACTTATGGTATAAGCTGCCGTTATCTTCAATAGGAGTATATAATGTACGCAATAAGCCGCTTGCCGCTGCTTTATCCGATTTGCCCGGATATTCGGATAGTACTCTTTACACCGCGTTGGATGTGCTCTATTCGATCGATTACAATTATACGCAGGCTCAGGTTGATATGTATATGGGTAAAAGTCGCGCGCTTGTCCCCAAGCAAATGGGCGGCGCATCGATAGATGTACGAAATGATCGACCAGAAATAGCGGAGGGTTTAAGCTATACGGAGGCTATTTCTCAGCAGCCGCTTGACGATCAATTCTACACTCAAATAATGGCAAGCGGAGTGGACGGTAAACCGATTCAGCCTACGCTGCTTCAGCCGGATTTACGCGGCGATGCACATAAATACATTCGAGACAGCGATCTTGAGCTGCTTGCCAGTAAGGTCGGACTTTCGTCCTCTACTTTAGCCAATCATTTAACTTATAATACAAGTAAAACGGCTACCGAAGTAAGGTCGGAGCAGGATACGACGGAAAGCAGCGTTAATATAAAGCGAAAGCTTGCCAATAACGGAATTAACGCCATGTTAAACGACGTAGCGTCTTTTTACGGATTCAGCGATAAGGTTGAGATTGCATGGGGAAGAGCCGGCGCTAATAGTGCAACGGAGAATCAAGAACTGTTGGCCGATTATCAGGCGGGAGTGCTTCCGATAAAGAAATATCTGCAAAAGCGTTGGAATGATTTGTCTGAAAGAGATATCGAGACATGGGCGCAGGATATAGAACGTGAGCAGACGGTTAAATCTCAGCGTGAAAGCTACGGTCAATATCCGTTTAACGACAGCGATTATTACAATGAATCGGGAGTAAGATAAAAACGATGCAGGACGCGAACGGTCGGCTTAATATTTACGCGCAGACATTAGAGGATGCGCAGACGAGAATACGCGATATTGTCAAACGAGCTTTTCTTCATCGGTCGCCTTATGCCGCAACGAACAGAGCTTTGGGAGGAGTAATTAACAGAGCCGTATCTCAGGGAAAAATTACGCGACTTAAAGCGGACGCACAGCAAAGTTTATGGAATTTTGCCAATCGGCAAAGGCTTATATGGGAGGAATCGGCTTTACCGCCCGAAATAATACTTATTTTGGGGCAATACGCGGCGAAAGACTTTCGTCCAGACAAACAGACGGAAAGCAGAATAACACGCGAATTTAGGCGTTTTAACGCGCCTGTAACGGATATGGGCGTGCCGCTTCATAAGTACTATAAGGATGTGTGGGACCAAAAAGTTAAACCCACGATTGACAGGCTTATTGAGAGCGTAGCATTGGATCCAAATGATTATTCAGGACGTAACAGTCTGCGGAACCTCGCGGAAATGGAGACGCGTTATCAGGCGCATTTAGACCGTATCGAGGAGCTTAAGGCGTCAGGGATAAAGCTGGTTGTTTGTTCGAGCCATGCGGATTGCTCTGATCGTTGCGCACCGTGGCAGGGGCGCGTGTACAGTTTAGACGGTACATACGGAGTAGTGGACGGACATAGATACGTTCCGTTGGAATTAGCGACTGAAATATATTATACGACGAAAGCCGGGCGGACTTATAAAAACGGATTGCTCGGCTTTAATTGTAGGCATGAGCTTAGGCCGTATGAAGGCCAATTGCTGCCGACGATTTCAGCGGAAGAAAGGAAAGCGGAGTATGCGGTTACGCTCAGACAGCGGGCTATGGAAAGGGCGGTAAGGAGGAAGCGCGTGGAAGCGCTTATGCTGAAGGACATTAACAAAACATGGTACCTGGAAGCGCGCAAAAAAGCAGCGGCCTTATACGCCAATTATATGAAATTCAGCAAGGAAAACGAGCGAGCTTTTTATCCGATGCGCACAGCAATATAACAGGAGGTTAAGAATGAAAGCAATAAACAGGAGCCGAGATCACCCTCGGCTTTTTTCATGTGAAAAAAACGAATAAAGGAGAAAACAAAATGTTTAATTTTTTCAGAAAAAACAAGGAGGACAACGAAAAAATGACTACTTTGGAGCAGATTCGCAAAGCTTACGAAGATTTATCTGACGAAGATAAAAAAGCGTTTCATCAGTCTATAGCTGACCGAGTGCATGAAAGCATAGCGGCACAGGAAAAAGCTGACGGAGACGAGGACAGTCAGAGTGCGGCCGACCGCGAGCATGAAGCTTTAGGCGCTGAGCACGCAGACGGCGAAGGCGACGTTTCGGAAATCAGTGAAACCGACGACAGTGAAAATGAAATCCGCGAGAATGAGAAAAACGAAGGGGAGGTTACTTCCGATAGTACGGACGGAGATTGGAGGGCCAAAATGGAAAAAGAAATCGAGGAGTTAAAAGCCGCGATTAAAAACATCGGCAGAAGTCCGCAAGCTGTTGACGATAAAATGTCGGACAAGCTTACGGCGCTTGAAAACAAATTTAATTAACAGGAGGAGTTAAAATTATGTCAAACATTGTGTCTACCTACGGTAACGTAGAAAATTTTGTAAAGTCCGCTCTTATGGGGCTTGGGGCTACCGAACAGGATCCTAACGGACGTTTTTATCTTGACGGTAATATGGTAAACGTAGAGCTGTCCAACGTTATCGCGGAAGCAATCTATATCGAGGAGATTTTCCGTGATGGACAGTCGGTGACAGGCAAATATACAACGGACAGAAATGCCGGAGCAGTACGCGTTATGCTCGATACGCCGTTTCCGTTTTCATCCCGCACAACGGCCTACGGCGGTCGGCCCGGTACTCCCGGTAACGGCGGCGTTATAAATGTTAATGCACCGTATCTGCCTACTAACGACGAATTTATGGTATATCTCAATCAGCTCAACGATCAGCGTATGCTGTTCCCCGACCTCGGCAAGGAGTATATACCTCTTGACGTTATGGCAAGAAAAATTGCGGGATATGCGAAAGCGGTTGTTCAGGATCGTACTGGCTCTACGCTTGCGGAAGTATTGGCATATAATATTTTCCGGGCGCTTAACGGCGGTGAAAATCTGTATAATATGGCAGACCTTGATGCTGAAAATGCGTATGCGAAAGCGGTCAACGATCTTAACGCAAAGCTGGATAACGGCGATCAGCCGCAGGGAGCATTTACCTTTGCAACGGAAGGCAGAACCATTATCGGTCGGCCTTCTTTTATTAACAAGGTATTTAACAAAGATAGCGGCATAATTCTGACCGGTGCTGATATGGCGCAGGCAATGCTTAAAAATTATGATCTTGATACGCGTATGCCTGACCGTAATTATGTCGGCACCGGATATAAGGGTTATGCAATGCAGTTCCATTGGCAGTCTGCTCCGGACTATATTTGGACGCTTGCGGAAAAATATCTCGGATTGCCTGCCGGCGCGTTGAATAATGTCTATGCGGTTGCGGTTTCTTTTGAAAGCAATGCAATGGGCCGCGTGATTGATCTCGGCGTTAAAATGGTTGATGCTCAGGAGGTGCGCGGCATTATGGCACAGCCGCTCAATATTTGGGGCCATGAATCGTTCCGCAAATCTTACATAATCGGCGACAGTACTCTTAATACGACTTATCTTACCACAACGCTTGGTTTCAGCGCCGAGGATCGTAAGTATCCTGTAGCGCCCAAGTCAATCGACAACGGCAATGAAGATATGATTGCGGTACCGATTTATGCGGAAGATGGAAGCGTTGTCGGCTTTAAGCAGATAGCAAAGGCAGCTAAACCTAACGGCGATAATTTTCAGTCCGGTTTAAAGAAAGTTGCAGACATTAAAGCGACTCCAGCGGCTAATAACGCTACGGTTGCTTTGACTACAGCGACTTCCGGTGCTGAAATTTATTATACGACCGACGGCAGCATTCCTTCTTCGTCCAGCACTAAATATACGGCGGCAGTTGCTATTACCGGTACTCAGACGCTTAAGGCAGTCGCGGTAAAGTCCGGCATGTTGCCTTCGTATTTTGAAGAAACTTATACCAATACAACAAAATAACATTGCTTTTCCGAGGGGTTTTGAGCAGTTATCAAAGCCCCTTTCCATTTATACGGAGGGTATGTATGATATTTGACGAAAGCAAACATCCGCGTGCGGATGACGGTAAGTTTACTGAAGGTAAAGGCGACGCTGATAAAATACGCGAGGCTGTAAAGAAGTTTTCAGATTCCCCTAAAGAAGATATGTCGGCTATGGGGGTAGGAGACGGTAAAAATAAATTGACCTCTTCAGAGAATATAGTAGAAGTCAATTTAGATACGGATATTCAAAAGAAACTTAAAAACGCAACAACACCGAAGGAGAGGCAAGAATTAGCTTTTAGATATATAATGGATAATTTGCGTGGGAGATATGCCTCGCCAGACGGAAGAACTGTTGCTATTGAACGCGTTGGGGCAGATAAAATGACTTATCAAGATCATTATGATAAATTGCGCGTTTGTCCTGCTTTAGCTGAAATGATTAAGGTAGGTGAATTTGACCACATTTCAAAAGCGGAAGATAAGCTGAATAAGCGATTTGAGGAATTTGCATATTATAAAGTTCGTGTCAAAATGGATAAAGAAGTATATAACGGCATATTAAATGTCGGAATAAGAAAAGACGGAAGCAGTACTTTATATGATTTACGCCCTTTTTATAAAGAAAGAAAAAAATAAAAAATGACGCCCCCCCATGCACGGGGAACCCAACTCCGATGTGCATATCTCGGTCGGGTCAAGAAGCGTCACTTATACTATTATTATACAACCGGAATTAAAAAATGTCAATATTTTATGGAAAATTTTATTAAAAATATTTAATTTTGGAGGTTTTATTATGCCAAATTCGTTACCGTATTCCGACGAATATATGCGCTATGACTACGCAACGCACCGTTATGTCTTGACGCTTAAATATGTTACTGATGTGCTGGGAATAGATATACAGCGGCGAGTGAGCGGCGGCAGAGCAGTCGGTAATCAGGCTGTTATAAATAGTATGCTTAATACTGCCAGCTTGCACGTTTACAATTATATATTTAATTTTAATTCTAACAGGCGGGCGCAGCAATGGATAATAGCAAAGTGCCCCTCGGCCAGAGAAATCATAAAGGACGCTATGGCGCAGCAGCTTGCTTATTTGATGAGCGTAGGAGATTTGACGCGCAGTCCTAAGGAAGAGGACAGAATCGCATATATGGACATGCAGGCTAAAATAATACTTGATCAGACGGTTAACGAAACAGGAGTTCCTCTTACAAGTATTATGGCTTATAGATTTTGTCCGCCGGATTATAAGGAGGGAGGATATTGATATGGACGCATTGGATTTTTTAAAACCGCGCCGCGGCTATGTTATGACGGGCAGCTACAGAGATACGCCTAAAAGCAGTCTTATGTGGTTCGATTATTCTATAGTGGACAGGCCCAGTAAAGGGTATTCAGAGATAATTAACAATTTAATTACTACGCGCGAGGGCCTTGTAATTCGTACTGCATGGGATTGCGGTTTTAAACCGAAGGGTTATGTTTCCACGCAGGACGGACAATTTTGGACGATAGAGCAGGTGCAAACGGATAATAACAATAACGAGGCCCTGCGATTTTTAGCCGAAAACCCGACTGCGGAATTTATCATAGCTTTGATAGGAGTTAATAATCCTAAGGGGCTTGTGTGATATGAATAATAATAATTTCAAGCGTATTTGTTTGCTTGCTTTTAAGAGATTTAAGGCCGCGGTGCCTAATCCTAAAACAAGGGGAGTGGGATATTATGTAAACGCTTACGGCAATCGCCAGCGAGGAAGCACCGGCAATATGGCTTTTAATGCGTCCAAAATAAGGTTTTTAAGCCCTTTTCAGGCCGTTATATACGTAGATGATAAAATCGCGCCGTATGTGCCTTACACAAATGAGGAGTGGATAAGCCCTAAATGGAAAGGACATAAAAACCCTAATCAGGGCTGGTTTGACCGTGCTGCCGAAATAGTAGTAAAAAGTTATATGTCAAGTCTTCCGGGAGCTGAATTGAAAAGAAGAGGAGGTAAACAATGATACCCGTTACGCAGCTTATGGATAATATAAACAATTCTCTTAACGCTTTGCTGCCCGACGGCATGGCGTTCAGTATAATTCCCGACGGAGGGGATTATGTCCCTCCGGTACGTGAAAATAATTCGGTTACCGTGCTTATTGAGGGGATTGCTCAAATAGCGGAAAGCGCGATTGTTCCGATAAACAATTTGTCTGTGGCAACTCAGACATTGTCGATAGTGGTAGCCGTGCCTATAGATCCTGATAAACCCACGCAGGACAGTTTATCTCCTGTACGTGAAGCCATATCCGCGTTTACGTCCAAGCCTTTCGTTACGTTGATGACGGACGGAGACAAGACAAAATATTCGGTATCGGTTTACGGCAGTCAACCTCAGGCGGGAGAGCTTACTCAGCGTCCGTCTATAGATTTCGGCGAAAGCATTACTTATCAGTTTAATGTTTTTTATTCCTTTGTCGAAAGCGGCATAAACTCTTTGGATTATCAAGTGACGTTTGACGGCGAGGTTGTTTCGTTCACGGAAATGTCCTTGATATGTACGCCGGTAACGGACGGAGGCGCTTTTTCTGACAGTGACGGTGCGGTTAAAAATTATTCAACCGGATACGCTTTGGAATTGCAGATTTCAGTACCGGCTCTCGAAGATAATTTACTTACTCTGGAATTTGCAAAATTTCTTATTCAAAAAGATAAATCGGTACATAAAGTCACTTTATCATACGCCGGTATAAGCGGTGAATTTAACATGATTTTCGCAACCAGCAACATTACTGCTCGAGGCGTTGAAAATATAGGTCAATCGATATCGCTTATAGAGGCATTGGAGTTAGATAATGGCGGATTATGAAATTGTTATAAAAGATGATACTGTTACGAAAAAATCGCCTATAGCGCAGAAAACGCAAAGCGAGAGCGTTCAGGATACCGGCAGGGCGAAGGCTAAAGAAAATGTTGCGGAGTACTTTGCCTTTAAACGTATTGTGTCGCCGTTTGTTCGTATGGGTATTGAATATGGTATCAGCACCGTATCTATAAGGACCGGACGGACTGAGACGCAGCAACGTATGCAATTTGCTTACAGTGTAGGCAGTAAGGCTTTCGGTATAGTTGAGAATATTGCTATAGGCGCCGCAGTAGGAGGATTGTGGGGCGCGGTAGCCGGTGCGGTTATGTCAACCGTTACTACTGTTGCCGGATACGCGATAAACCAGGCTAAGATAAACCTAAGCGCCGCCTCGGAAAATATCTCAATAGGCTTGATAAATGCGCGCGCAGGCGGCAATGTTGCGGCCACCAGCGGCAGCAGGAGAATATAAGGGTTAATAACTGAATATAAGCGAAGTAAATAAAAACCTTACAATCATTCGCTGTCTTTTTCGTTGATTTCGTCAAGCTGTTTTTGCAGCTTAGCTTTTTTCTTTGCTAACTTAAGCTGTTTTCTCTCGTTACGCATTTTTTCATACCATTCCTTAAAATCACCGGAGTATGTTTTTATTTCGATTATATTTATTTTACACATTAGGAAAATGCAAAATATAGTTATTATTATACTTATCAGACAAGAAAAAGAAGCTCTTATTGTACTTGCTAAAAGAGCAGTTTTCCAACCTACTGTAAAATTAAAATCAGCAGGTAAAAATTTTAATACATCGATTAAAACGATTATAAAATTTGTTAATGATAATGTTAAAACTGTAATTATTAAAATGTTTAATGTCTTTTTTTTCATAATACTTCTCCTTTTTTTAAAGTATAGAGTTTAAAAAGTATTATGTCAATAAAATAAGTTAAAAAATAATAAAAAATTTAACAAATGGAGTAAAGTTATGAATAATTCGCCAAAAAGTAACAGTTTTCAGACATTTATCTACATAAACAGAAAAATAATTGATTGTACGCAAAATACTGTGTTTCCTATAAAATTATCAAAAATACTGGACGAACAGCTTGACGAGGCAAGTATAGCTTTACTCAGGACAAAAACGCCCGTAATTCATCCGTTGACTAAAATAGTTATTCGCATTTGGAATAATGATTTTCCCGGTCGCGACATTACGCTTAATATGTTGGTTACAAGCGATTATTCCGAGGAAAAAATAGTAGGCGAACGCCGCTGGAATCATCGGTTAATGCTTATTGAGGAAACAAAATTTTTAGAGGGGTTTATATGTCGATCTCAAGGTTATGTAAACAGCTTGGGGAGAATTTACACTAATGCAAAAAATGAAGTAAAACCTGCATTAGAAAAAACAGGTGGAATTGGATCAATTCCGGAAATACAGCAATCTATATATACTCCTCTTTTAGTTGGGGAAAATTCTTTTCCCTCGTTACAGTCATTGTTTACATGGAAAGCAACCGTGTCAAGTTATACAGTTGTTATTCAAAATGGAGTAGAAATAAAAAGGGAAAAAGATGTAGATACCCCTATAGTCGTTGATTTGACTAATGGCACTGTTGAATTGATATATCATTTTGATTTATTGAATAGTACCGGACAACTTACTGTAAATGGTACAGCAACGTATTTAGTAAATATTGCTTCTAATGTAGAACCGTCACCGAAATGGAATGCGCGAAGCGTTATCGAGCGCGCGTTGATGATAGCAGAGCCGTTGCGAAAAGGCGATACGCCGAAATTTCACCTGAATGCTGATCAAGCGAAAGAATTTGAGAAGATAGAAACGCCGGAATTTCAGTTTACGCAGAGCACGCTGCGGGAGATATTGCAAGGCGTGGGCGCGTATATCCACGGAGAGCCGCGGCTTAACGGTGACGAAATATACTATGATATGTACGGCTCCGGAGCATTAAATGACGTGCATTATAAAAATTATGCGGCTTTGTCAATGCGACAGGATATCGAACAATATGCAAGCGGCATAGACAGCAGCGTAGACAATTTCGTTAATACGGTCGGCCGTGATAGCGGAGTAATAATCGAGCCGTATGACGGAGGCTATAAAACGCTGAGAACGGAAACGTTATACGCAAGAGTGGAAGAAGGCAATATGCTTATTTCGACGCAGTGGCCAATATACTCAATCAGCAAAGTGGAGTGCGGCTTTGTGGGAGAGACGACGTCCGCGGATATAACGCCTTATATTTTCGAGAGTGCGGATTATGCGCGTATGAGCTCATATAGCGAACTTTATCCGGAATCGCGCGCATACGCGCTGTATTATACTATCGGAGAAAAAAATATTTACGGACTTAATTTTAAGGAGGCGCACCCGATTTCGCCTGCATTTAAAAATTATGCAATATTAAATATTCTCAGAGCAGCAACCGGAGATAGCAGTCTTACGATAGATGAGGGGAAAGAAAATGGGGAGGACGGATATACGGAGGGAGGATATCCGCTTCTTGCTTTTAGGGTAACGTACACGCCTATATTCAGCGCAAGGGTACAGCAGTCCAAAGCGTATATAGGCGAATTGACAGCGCCCAGAACGCTTGCGTATAATCAGGCGCAAAATGTGGTAGAAGCAAGCTATTACGGGGAGAGAATGAAGGGCGCTATAGCGCGTATGGGCAACGTAGAGAAAACCTATACTTTTGTGTTTGCCGGTTTGGCCAGGATTCCTAAGGTCGGGGATCTATTTGACGACGATTATTACATTAGCACGGTGGATGTTGAAATACAGCCCGAATCCACAAAGATAACGCTGGGGCTTTCGCAGGACTTCAACAGATATTCGGAGTTTATAGGAATAAATACGGCCAAGAGAGTATACGAGGTATCCGAGAGGCAGGCCTACGACAGCAATTTATCTTATCGAGACTACGTGGTAATAGGAGATAAAGTAGGCTCGGAGAATACGTTATTCGACATTTCTAGAATAGCAACAACGTTCAGTCAGAATTTTGAAACTGAGCCTATAACGTTGGCTATTGCGCAGGGAGAAGACGATTCGGAAAACTTATTGGCAGAAATAGCGCTTCCGGTGCAAACCGCAGCGTTCGGTAACGCGGCGGTGATGACGTTTAAATACGAGGATAATTATTCCGCGGGAAATAACGTGACCTGGCGAGAGCAAAACAACGTGCAAGGGTGGTTTACAAACGGAGTAGCGTATAGCGACGTGCACGGAAACATGGAGTATTTGCACTTGAAGTATTACGAGGGCGGAACGATTCCGGCAACAAAGGAGCAGCAAACTCAGATAGGAACAAGCTTACCGAATGCGACCAATATTACGGGACGCGGACAGGCCTACATAAACACCGGGGAAAGACCATTGTGGGTTAAAAAGGGCAGTACTGAAATACTGTCTGTAACATATCAGATAGATTACGTAAGCAACCGCAAAAACATCATAATCGGTTCGGCTTTGGCAAAAAATTGCGTGTTTGTGAGCGGCTCACAGAGCGGTCACGGCGCGGTATTGTATGTTTTACCGCAGCGTCTTAATAAATTCAGGCTTAAGGCGGACCTTAACGGAGCGACGCAGATATACGATTATAACGGAAATAGCGACGGATTTTATCTGATAGACGGTGGAATACAGTTTAAGCCTTGTAAATCGCCAGTAAACGGGCAATCGTGGGTAATGACGGATAAAGAAACGGGAGAGGTTTTAATCGGCTGTAACAGGCAAATAACGCCACAAGACGAGGATATTCTCGACGGGCTGTTTATAGCCGGTAAGCACGATATATTTTTATAGGAGGAACATAAATGGACGAAGAGACAAAAGGAAGGCTGGGAGTGGCAATGGCGGCGCTTGACGGCGCAATGGACGAGGTGGAAACGGTCAAAAAGTATATGGCGCTTTTGGGAGACATGACCGACATTCAGGCGCAGGCGGATATGCGCGAAATTATATCCGACGAGCTTAATCACATTGAGCGGTTTATGAATGTATTTGTGGAAGCGAGCGGAATAGCGCCGGCGGAGGAATAAAAGCATGATAGTGTTTGTAAAAGCGGACGGAACGGCGATAGACGTGGTCCCGACGCCGGTATATCAGGGATCAAGCTTAAAGGGGAGCCTGTACTTTGTGGGGCCGTTTCCCAATACCGACGCGGTGTCTGTATCATTTATACTGGCGAACGGGGATTATACGGAGGAGTACGGGCTGACGTCGGTATCGGAGCTTGAAGGAGTAACGGATAAGCTGGGAGACGAGTACGGCGTATGGGAGTGGCAGACGAAGAACGGCCTGGTGACAAAGTATGCCGGGACGGTAGTAGCGCAATTTAAAGTGTCATATTCCGGAGAGGTTGTAGCGACGTCGTCCGTAAACTTCAGCGTTCAAAAGGGAACGGCGCCGTTACCGCCCGAGGAACCGGATCCGAATCAGTGGCAGGCTCTTTTAGAGATGTATTCCGGCCTGGCCGGCAGAGTTACGGATTTAGAGAACAGAAATACGGCAAAGGTGCTGGTGGATTTTACATGCGCTTTGCTCGAAGAGCAAGGAGTGAAATATTACGAGTTTTATAAAATTTACAGCGACGGAAGCACGGCGCGTATGCGGGTGCCGGCGGCAGGACAGGGCGGAGGAACCGTAGTATCTGACTGGCTGACGATACTGACGTTTACGGAAGAAAGCTGGCTGAGCGCTTCCGGCGGAGGGTACGAATTGGCGTTCGGGCCCGGTCAAACAGGCTTTAGCGACGACAGATATATGGCGCTGCTGTCAAGGACGGGAACGGAAACGTATAAAGCTGGCAGCGACCTTACGGCGGCTGAGCGCAACGGATATTACACGCAGGCGGATACAACGTTTATAGGCTCGGACGGCTCTATATATATGACAAGCAACGCGCAGTACGGCGGTCGGCTGCTGTTGTTCGGAGCGCAGACGTTTTCGTCGAACTTTGTTAAGAGCATAGCTATAGTAGGAGGGGATCTGTTTGTGACTTACGTAGACGGAACGACTGAGACGCTTAGCGCAACGTGGACGACGCCGGAAGAGGTAGATGCAAAGATTCGCGCCGCGCTCACGTGGAAAGATTATACGAGCGCGGTAAAAGGAGGAACGAAATAAATGGTAACGTTTAATACAATTTTGCAAAGCGCCTACGACGGGCTGGCGAATAAGGACGGCGACGCGCTTTATTTTGTGAGCGATACGCACCGTGTGTATAAAGGAGGAACGCTGTATACCGGTAAAATAGAGCTGGTATCATCCTTTCCTGCAAGCGGCGAGGTCGGAGTTGTCTATATCGCGGAAAGCGATCTCGAGGGCCGCATCTGGCAGAACGGAGCATGGGTAACGGTAGCTAAAGGCTTCACGGGTACGGTGACGGAAACATCGGAAAAGCTAACGACAGCAAAGGCGGTGGCGGCATACGTGACAAACGCGCTGGAGACGGCTATCGGTTCGGGCGGGATAATAACGAGCATAGCATACGAAGCGAAAGACGCGGCGACAAGCAGCACGGGTAATGACGAGCGCGACCTAATCATAACGAAGGGCGGAGGGAGTACGGAAAGGCTGCACTTAAGCGATCTCGTTTCGTCGGTCGAATACGATAAGGATAATCTGACGCTGACTTTCAGAATGTCGTGCGTGGACGAGCCAGTCGTAGTTAATCTTCCGCAGGATAATTTCATAGTATCGGGTTCGTACAATCCCACCACAAAGGATATAGAGCTTACTTTGAAGGACGGCTCGGTCATAAAGATACCGGCAGAGGCGCTAGTGGATGTGTATACGGGCGGAAGCACAGCAACGGTTACCGTCGGAGTATCGGCAAGCAATGAAATTACCGCCAATGTAAAGCTGTCCTCGAGTTCGGATAATATCCTTGAAGCAAAAACGGACGGGCTATACGCGCCTGCGCCTACGGGCAAGCTGGATGTCTTGCCTTCAGGCCGCGGAGGCGAGGTAATAATATCGCAAACGTCGGGCGACATAGAGGTCAGCGGCGCGACGATAGGCGGCGCAACGATAGCGTCAATCCCATCGCCCGACGTGTTAGCTACGGAAGCTGCGGTCGCGGCGGTGCGACAAGCTTTGCAGGGCAGTATAAACGCAGTTCAAAGCAGTCTTAGCGGGAAAGTAGATACTTCCAGCATAACGACTACGCTTTCTGCAAGTAATCCGTCGGCAAGCAAGATACCGTCAGAGAGCGCGGTTGTTTCGGCGCTGACCTGGAGAAATCTTACGACGTGAGGAGGAAAAGATTATGGCTTTAATGCAATCGGGCGAAACGATATCGTCGGCGCTTAACAGTATATCCAAAACGGCCGGGCAGGTAATATACGTCAGGGACACCAAAAGGCTTTATTTCGACTCGTTAAACGGCGACCGAATTGAAATTACGGATATAATCCCGCTCGCAGCGGAGAGTGAGCGAGAGGCGTTACTGTCGCCTATAGAAAACAAGCTTTATTACGTGATTCAGACTTTCAGGTTATGGATATATAGTGATGGAAATTGGCATATACCGGCGTCGGGAGGAGCGGCCCCTTACGTAAATACCTATACGGCAAGCGCGTGGCAGGGCAGCGCCGCACCTTTTACAATCATAATACCGGAAGAAACGCACGGTAAAGGTTATAACCCGACGGTCATGACGTATGACAACAGCGGAAATAAAATAGATTTCGGCATCAATGTAAATTCATCGACCGGAGAAGTACGGCTTTACAGCAACGTTGCTGTAGCATTCAAAATCAATATTACATAAAAGGAGAAAGAAATTATGGAGAACGTAATTTATCAGGACGTAGAGGTGAAAGGAAACTTTACGGTAAGCGCGGCCGGAACGGTCGGAGCGTTTAATCAAGTGGAAACAAAAACGTTTGGGACGGGCGCAAAGTCCGCGCTGCTTAATCTGCTTTATCCGGTTGGCAGCATTTACATGTCGGTCAATAATAATTCACCGGCAAGCTTTATAGGCGGGAGCTGGACAAGAATCCAGGACGTTTTTCCGCTAGCGGCAGGAACAACATACGCGGCAGGCAGTACGGGAGGCAGCGCAACACATACTATGACGCTTGAGGAATTGGCAAAGCATAAGCATAATATTATCTATACCCGTGAGGGTACGGTCGGGGGCGACGGTTATATACTTGGCGGTACCGGGTACAGCACCCAAGAGGCCGGAGATATGACGGAAAGCGGCGGCGGTCAGCCTTTCAGTATAATGCCGCCGTACTTAGCAGTTTATGCTTGGAAAAGAACGGCTTAAGGAGGTAAAAATAATGAAAGTATACAACGAAACAAAAACTGCGGTTTTAGAAAACTATGATTTAGCGTTGGGTTATTTAAAATCGGACAAGCTTTTTGTGGCGCATCACGAAGCAGTAGAAGAGCGAAAGGGCGAGGGGCATTATGAAACTCTGACAGAATATCCTAACGGCGGAAAAGACGTGGAATGGGTATGGGATATAGAGCCGCAGGAAGCAAGAGAGGCGTATGACGAGTACGAGGATATACAGGTATATATACCCTATACGCCCGAAGAGCTTGCCGAACGCGAGCTGACGGTACTGCGCGGCCGGCGCGCTTCAGAGTGTTTTCCCGTCGTCAACCGAGGGAAACTTTGGTACGACAGATTGACAAGTGATCAAGAAATAGAATTGTCCGATTGGTATAATGCCTGGTTAGATGTGACGGAAACTAAGACGATACCCGCGCGGCCGGCATGGGTTGACGATAAACTCGAGGAGGTATGATTGAAATGTACGAATTTTTTTCTATGGTATGGAGATACGTGCTGGAGCATTCAACCGCGTTTATAACGTTTATAACGTCGTCAGGCTTTTTGAGCGCGATTATAAGCGTAATTTTGACTATAAAGACGCGCAAAAGCGCAAAGGAGAACACTGCGGCGACGAGGGAGTTAAAGGCGCTTATGGAGCAGAATAAAGCGCTTGCGGATATAGTACGAGCTTTGGAGAAAGGGCATAACGTTTTGAGTGAAAAGGTCGAGGAAACGCTGGAGACGGCGGACAGGATTTTGACGAAAACGAACGCAGTGTTGGAAGTGGAGTATATAAAAAACGGAGCTACGTCCAATGCAAAAACGCGCACAGATGTAAATAACGTTATCAATAACGCCAAGTACAGCGAAACCGGTACCAGGGCGGCGATAGCGAAGGAAAACGCTGAATTAAGGGCCAAAATAGCGGCTATCGCGGAGGAGGCGGAAAAGAGCACGGAAAACGTCGATAAAATCGTGGCGGCGGGAGAGCCGTCCGTCGTAGTGATGCGGGGGTAAGTATGAAAAGCGTAGCTAAATATAACGCGTTTAAAGGAGTATCGACAGCGCTTACTGTCGGTACTCCTTTAATAACGCTGGCGTGCTGCGGTGATTTTTTCGTGCACAGAACTGAAACGGCGATATCTGCTGCGGGCTTGTTTGCAATCCTGATAGCCGCACTGTTCTTTAAGGATAAAATTGCCGAGAAGTTCAAAAGTCCGTCAGCACTTATTATATCGATAGCCGTGCTGATACTGTGCGTGTTGATAGAGCATATAATATTGCCTGTCAAATACGTTTGCATTGCTACAATAGCGGCAAGCGGCATTGACGAACTGACTTTCAAGCGGTGGTATAGGTTTATCGAAAAAGCTTTCCCGGAGAGCGCGCAAGATTATAAACACGCAGGATTTGTGTTTACCACAACCCAAAAGCTGATCGAGGAGGGGGCGCAGAATGGCGGAGAAGAATCCGGCGGAAACGTATAACGATTTTAAGCAGTCGTTTAAGGGCGGTATCAAAGACAGAATTTTCGACATAATAGCCGTTGGCATAGTCATAGCTATGCTTTTGCTGAATCTCGGCGCGATCGAGCTAAAAGAGATAACGTGGCGTTCTATACTTGATATCTGCATTGAGTGTCTGCCGTTTTTTCTTGCAGCTATGCTGCTGAATGCGAATTTTTACACGAAAGGCACGTTCGCCGGGAAAAAAGAAAGGAAGTATATTGACACCTTGCAAAGTTATTCGACTGCGGCCAATGCGCTTACGGGCGATCAGCTTGACCGGTTATCTGAATTTTGCGCAGCGTATAATGACGCGGCGCTTAAAACGATTCAAAGCGGTATATTGCAACGGGCGGCAGTATCCTTCGAGCGGTTTGATGCAGAAACTTACGGGCCGGATAAAGAAGTTTTACCGCCGCTTAAAGCGTTGCCAAAAAAAGAGCTGCGAATGCTGCTCGGTAAGGAGCGCGCGGTTTACGTGCTGGAGGCTAAGGCGGCGAGAGTAAAGGGGATTGACGTCAATACCCTTTTATCCGGAAACAAGAACGACGACATGACCGATCTCGGAAGAAGCGAGAGCGATATGGCGAAAATTCGTAAAGGAAAGAGCGCCATATCCTGGTGGGTAAGCGTTTTTTTAATGGCGCTAATGGGCGTTAAGGACGTAGCGACGTGGGGCTGGCTTGGGATAGGTATTATAGTATTCAAGCTCGGCTATATTGTGGGGCGTTCGTACATGTCTTATTTCGATGGCTATTCTGATATAACAACTACCGTCGTTTCCCACTATGCCCGCAAGGCCGACGTTTTAAAGCAATTCGACGCTTGGTATGCTAAAAAGCTTAATGAAAAAAGACCTACGGAGTAATTCCGTAGGCTTTTATTTTTAATATTCTTTATTAGTTCAGTTTGAAAATAATTTTGTCAATTAGCCTCATTGCGTCGTCCTTAAACAGGCACATGAATTTAATTAAAGTTTGCGTGCGCGGTATGCTGATACCGTGCTCGATATCAACGTAGCTTCTCGGCGAAATTCCCAAAAGCTCGGCCATTTTTGTTTGCGGAATATCGAGCTCGGCGCGCTTGTTTATTATAGCATATCGCAGCTCTTGTTTGATTATATCCGTTTCGTTGTTCATTGTGTTTTTCCTCCGTGTTTTTGTTTACTGAATTTTTGTTTTAACAGTATAAAAAAGCTCGTAATGTTGTCGGTGTATTCGTTGCCGGTCAGGCGGCAATAAAACATGTAAAGATACGACAGGTATTTTTTTCTGTATCGGCAGAGCGTTCTGCTTGGTACGCCGGTTTTTCTCGGCAGTCCGTGCGTGCTGTTGGAGTATTTATAACAGTTATTATTCAGATAAATTTTTCGCATGACCTCCGCGTGCGCCGTGTGTTCGACCTTGTCGTAGCTGTCGAAAAAGTCCAGAGCCCTGCTGAATGCTTCGGTTATTTCGGGATTATCGTCTTTAGCGACAAGGGCTTTTAAAATCAGTCTTTCCGTCGGTTTAACCTTTTGATAGTGTTTCATTTTTCAACTTCCTTTGTAAAAAATATTTGATTAGGCCCTTAGTGGGCGAAAATCCTGATATATAAATAAGATATAATTTATTCAGCACATACAGTGGGGGATTGAATTATGCAAAAGATGAAAGCTGAAGAAGCATTGAAGTACGTTATCGAAACGGTTAAAAGTCATTTGCGCGAACTGTACGATTCAGAAGTCGTTGATACCGATTTTATTTACGGAGAGAAAACCGCTTATGTAGAGTGTCTTGAGCTTATAGCTTGCTGGGATTCGGCCGAGGAAAACGGCCTGGATTTCGATATTGAGCTTATGTTTCCGATATAATATTTTATCGCCCTATTGAAGTTAATATTTATAGCGTTACTTCATTATTGCGCCAATGGACTATTCAATTTTTCTGAGCTTCACCTCTATTTTAGAGCCGTTAAATATATTTGTCAAGAAAAAAAAGAGGTTTTTGTTATAAAAAAGCCTCTTTTTTTAAGTTGAATTATTTTTTGAGCCGTAAATTTACTGTGATTCTGCTGCCGTCAACTATGATATTTTTGATAAGATATTCTAGCAACGTGCGCTTTTGTCGCCGGTTGAGCATACTGTATTCTGCAATAGACTTTTTAATCGCTTCAGCGTTAGTCGGCGCGGACTGTACGGATTCAGTTTCTTTTTCTATCAGATTTTGCAGCTCCGCAATTTTAGAATCGTATTCGATTTTTCTTATAAGAAAAGTATCCTTATCAATATCGCCGGAAAGATACAGGTCAAGCAGTTTGCTTTGCGAGCGTTTTATCGCGCCTATTTCGCTCATCATTTTATCTATGAGGCCGGGGGAGAAGTCGGCTTTGTTGTAATCGTCAATATTCAGATTGAGTACGTAATCCTCGACGATTTTTTCCAGCTCCTCGGCGCGGTAAATATCATTGTCGCATTTTGCCGGGTGATAATTTTTATCGCGCTTAAGTCTGGCCGCGCAACCGTAATCCCGGTAACGGTAATGCTTGGTGTGCGTACCGTCCGGCTTTTTAGTGTAACGCTCATACATTTTGCCGACGTATCGGTTTCCGCACCTTCCGCAAATCAGAAGTCCGGTTAACAAATAGGGCGAGCTGTCCGAAAGCCGTTTAGTACGGTTTCTGTCAACTTGCGCCTGCGCCTGGAGAAAAAGCTCGTAAGAAATAATCGCTTCGAAATTAGTCCCTTTTGTAAGTTCTCCGCCGCGGTAACGGAAATAGCCGGCGTACAGCGGCCTTTCGATTATAGGCTTGCAGCACATTTGATTGTTGAAATATTTAACGTCCGGATAGGCTTCGCGGCAATAATCGTATAGCTTTCTGAAGGTATATCCGTGATTAACGTATAAATCGAATATCTTGCGTATAATCTCGGCTTCGGATTCCTCAATGAGGAGACGGTCGTTTTTCTTATCGTGCCGGTATCCGAAAGGGCAGCGCGTTCCGGGACATGTATATTTGCCGTCTTTGGCCCTTGCGATTTTGCCCATTTCCATGCGCTCTACAATAGTTTCGCGCTCAAGTTCGGCAAAAGTAGCCATCATTTTTAATGCCGCGCGGCCGAAAGGAGAGGCTAGATCGAAGTTTTCCGAAAGCGAATAAAGAGTTACGTTACATTTATCAAAGGTTTCGACAAGTTCTAATACGTCCTTGACATGGCGTGAAAGACGGTCAAGCTTATATACCAGCACGGTATTTATCTTGCCGTGCTGAATATCGTTCAGCATTCGCTCCATATTCGGGCGTAATAAATCTTTGCCGGAAAAGCCCTCGTCGGAATACGTATCGACGACAGCATACCCTTGCGCACTTGCGTAGTGCAGTAATTTATCCTTTTGCTCGCCTATGGAATATCCGTCGGTCGCTTGTTCCATCGTGCTTGCGTTAAACGCGAACATAGAGTGCGGCTCTAATGTTCGACATAGGGCATCACCTCCTTTTTGTGGCGCAACATTGTAGCGTAGCAGTTAACACATAAGCCATTGCCTTTATGTTTAACTGTAGTTGAACCACAGTTAATGCAACATTCATATTTTTTACTCCATGCCCCATTTAAAACATTTATATGTTTTTTTTCTCGTATTGTATCATGTAAAGCCGCATGTTCATTATTTGTCATGAGTTGCAAATTTTCTATGCGATTATCAGTTTTAATTTCATTTTTATGGTGGACGATTTCATTAGGCAATAAATATCGTCCGATATGTTTTTCCATAACTAAAATATGTTCGTAAACATATTTCCTTGATTTGGCTCTTGGGTGTTCTGGGCAATAAACTTCTATGTAGCCATTATTACACACATGCTTACCGCCCTGCCATCGTGGGTGACGTTCCTTTTGTGTAGCTATGGATTTAGCAAAGGCTGTTTCTCGTAAAGGAATATTATATCGCTTAAAATATTTCTTAAAGCTTTAGCGCATACATTTAACCTTCTACCTATTTCGTTTAACGATAATTCACTGTTGATATATAAATCAGTTATATAATTTTTGAAATCATCATCAGACATATTTTGCTTAGTTTTATTGGCAATGCGCTCATTGTGATTTGTTGATATGCCATAGGATTGCAAAATTTTACTTGCAGTAATAGTTGATTTTATACCGAGGATAGGACACATTTCCCTTAAAGTTCTATTCTCCTCAATATAAAGTTGATGTAATTCGTCTTTAGAAAATTTACACTCTTTTTTTTGCATAGCGTTACCTTATATTTTTGTACCGTCGGTGGCGACAAAATACGCCTCGAAAGATACGCCCAAAGCGGCGGCTATTTGCTCGAGGTCGGCGGTGGAAAAGTTATCTGTGTGCATTTTCTTGTTGAGAGTTTGCGGTGTTACACCCAACCGCCTTGCAAGTTCCGCCTCTGATATGTTGCCGCAATCTACAAGCAAGTGCTTAATTCGATTTGCAAATTTCATTTTTTAATCTCCCATTATAATGATAAAAATATTATAAGCTATCTTGCTTATAATGTCAATAGAAAATACTAAAATTTCAAAAATATTTTTATAAAATAGCAGCAAAATGGTTGACAACATCAGCCAAATAGATTATAATAAAGATACAATCAAGGTTGACAAGCGACCGAGATTGAATAAAAAGGCAAGCAAAAAGGAGGTAGAGTCCAAATGAATGTTGAGCAAATGGAGGCAAACGGAATGACGAATGCGCAACTAAACGCATTGCTTGAAACGATAGCAAGACGGATAGAAGCAGAAGCACAGAACGCCGCTGAAGCCGCTCAAATAGTCAGGGAAGCTAAGGCGGAAGGCTAAAAGGGAAGCCGCTCGGTTGAAAGTCCACTAAACCAAAACCGAACGGCGCCAAGAGGGCAGAGGGGTAACGCTTGCCGCCCCTCTGACACCCTCTGATTATACGACAGGCAGGTAAAAAAGTCAAATAAATTGGAGGATTTAAAAAATGGATTTAGGAATACGCACAGAGGAAGCAAAAGAGACGCATGTATTAGAGAAAACAGAAAATAACGCGGAGTTTTTATATTATTTTATCGCGGCGTTATTGCAGGAAATGCCTTACGAAGCAGGCGAAAAGTTGTTAGACATTGTAGAAAATTATTTGGCTCCCGTTACGGAGGTTAAAAGTGAAAGAGTTTTACGAGTAAATACTTTTGCTGTGTGAAAAATACGGCGTTACGTTATCGGAAAAATTACTGCCGTGCTGACTCTGACGTAGAGAGCTGCTTTGATATTCGACATACATTATCACCTTCTTTTAGAGAGTGTTATTTAATAAATTTTTAAAAATCGTATAAAGTATTCAATTTTTGATTCAATATAAAATTTTTGATAAAATTGCAAGAAAAAAATGTAAAAATTTTACTCTATCAGTTGGAATTTGACGAAATATATTGTATAATGTAAATACACCTCGATAGCTATTAAAGTGAATAAAGTATAAAAGGAGGAAAAATGGATTTTCTCTATTATTTTATTGCGGCATTGTTGGAAGACTTAGAGTACGAGGATGGAGAAAAGCTACTTGAGATTATTGAGAAATATCTCGATAATATTAAGTAAATCGTCAGTTTGCTGAGGAGTTAAATTTTTAAATTTTTCTAAAGATAAATTATGAGAGCGCATTCTTTCAGCTATAGCAGTGGGTAAGTCTGTCGAAATAAAATCGGCAGACTTATTTTTTATATGCGTATTAACAATATTTTCGTAAGCATTGGGGATTTCAGTCCTGCCTAATAGATAATCAACGGAAACGTCGAAATAGTCGGCAAGCTTGTTGAGTGTGGCTATATCGGGTTCGCGTTGCCCTAATTCGTAATTGCCGTAAGCAGATACAGTAATACCTAAATATTTAGCTATATCCGTTTGTGTTTGTTTCAGTGCTTTTCTTAATGGTTTCAAAGTTTTCATGATATTTCACCTTAAAACATTTTAACATAAAGTGCAAATAAATTCAACAAAATGGCTAAAAATAGTTGACAATAGACAAAATGTGTGATAAAATATGATTAAGTTAGACGAAATGGCTAACTAATATAAAAAGGCAGGTAAAGGAATGGACGAAGAAATGCAAGACAAGATGCTCGAACGGATAATCGAGTATCTGACCACAAAAGGTTGGACGGATAAGGAAATCATTGAGATGCTTACATATTTAGCAAAAACGTAAAAAGGTAAAAAGGTAAAAAAGAAAAGCCGTCCGACGGAAATGCAAAAAGCGTAGGACGGCGATAAGGGAAGAGGGGCGAACAACCTGCCTAAGCCCCTCCGTTCCTATTATTATAGAGCAGAGGCAGGAAAAAGTCAAGGAGGTATAATGAATTTTAAAGAACTGTTAAAGTCAAACGATATGACTTGTGCACGTTTAGCGCGAAAATTAGGTGTTTCGCGTTCGCTTGTAGGATTTTGGGCGTCAGGTAAGTGTAAGCCTAGTTTAACGCAAATTCCGAAATTAGCAGATATACTATCGGTCGGAATCGACGAGTTGGTAAATTATTTTTCAGGAAACGGAAGTTTGTAAAATAGAAATCAAAATCGTCTGTCACCGCTTTCGTACATGTTTGAGAGCCTAGTTATTTTATAAAACTCTTAAACAAGAGGGTATTTAAAATGGAAATCAAAATCGTTTGAGAGCCTTGTTATTTTGTAAAACCTCAAACATGTACGAAAGCGGTGACAGCGCGAAACATAAAGGCATATAAAGACATAAGCAGAGGTGCGACATGGTATATAAACCGCATAATTTTGAAGTCACTATGGTAACGGCGGACGGGACAATCTTTAAAGGCGAGGATTGGATGAAAGAGCCGCAGGTTTTTACATACGAAAAGAACAAGGAATTATGCGACGATTATGCGCGTAAAGTGGATCCTGCTTATAGAGCTAAAGAGCGCGCCGTCAAGCGTTTCGAGCGCATAGAAGAGCGCCGCCGCGAGCTTTTGGAGCAGCGTGAAAAAATCGATAGAGAGCTTATAAAGTTTTAGAGCCTTGTTATTTTGTAAAACTCTTATATAAAAAGGAGAATGGACATGAAGAAAATCGTAATACGGGAGGAAAAAGACGGAGTAAGTATAAGCGGAAACGTAAGCGGCAGTATGCCGGAATGTTTAGGCTTTTATGCCGACGCATACGCCGCGTTGGACAAGCTGATTAAGGATTTTATCAAGAAGACGGCGAAGCCCGGGAAATCGGATGAGGCTGAAACTTACTTTTTTGACGTGATAGAAAAGAACCGTAAAGAGGAGTGTTAGCATGTATATAGTAACGGTAATACGGGACGAGGGATTGAGACGGTACGGATATTCGGACAAGGAAACGGCGATCAGGCGAGCATATGAATTTGCAGAAGGAAGCTTTAAGGTGTTAGTAGATACGCTGTCGGGGTTTGTGAGAGACGCAAACGGGTTGAGCGCAAGGAGGGACAAACAGTGAAGAAATATGAATTAACAGATATTACGATAGAACAGTCAGGTGTGACGCTTTATCGTATACGAGCAGTAAGGGCAATAAAAGCATTAGGAATCAAGAAAGGCGACTTAGGCGGGTACGTCGAAAAAGGGGAAAATTTAAGTCAATCCGGTGCCGCGTGGATATCCGGC